TGTATAGCTGCAGCCCGTTACGGTCATACTCCACATTGCCATACTCACAGAAGAGCACCACCTTGTGAGAGTTCTTTACGGCATCGGCCACAAACTCAGCATTGGCACTGAAGATGTAGGAGTCAATGCCGCTGATGACAGCCGGACGCTCGCCCGATGTCACCTCAGATAGCGTCTCATTAAAACCAGGTATGGCGGCGTAATCCGGAGTTACAGCCATCTTCCTGAGCACGTCAGTAGGCACAAAACGGCAGAAGTAGCGGAATATCTGCAGTAGAATATCGTAATCCATAACTATATCATTTTTATAACGTCAGCAACAGAAAGGCCGCTTCTGGATGCAATCTCTCCAGTCTTCACACCCTCCGCCGCAGCTTTGGCTACATTATCCTTGATAAGCTTAATCTGAGCATCCACGAACTCAAGCAGGTTCATCTCAGCCACATTATGGTAACCGGCTTTCTCCAGACTGAGGATAACCTCACCCATGCCAAGGTTAAAGGCACTATCAGAGCTTGCACCAGCAGCTGCAGAGCGCCGGAACAACATCCCATATACAGGATGCTCCTTGAAGTACTGCACCACTCCGGTAAACCACAGGCTTGTGCCAAAAAGCACAGCGCCAGGTAGCCCTGCAGTCTCATCATAACTCAGAGAGTAAAGAACAGCAGAGAGGCGGCGCAGAATATGCATGTGGAACTCAGGAGTATCGTCACTTTTGAGATTAGATAATAGATCCACCCCGTCAGAGAACTGGCGGGCGGTCATGTTGGTCTCCACTGTCATGCGGCGGGTGAAGCGGGCGGCGTTCTTAACCATATCAGCAAACGGATTATCCGTAAAGTAGTAGTTAAGCTTCAGCTCACTGCCATTCAGTTCAAAGGCAAAATTCAGACTCTCAGCCAAGCGCACCAGGTTACAAGTCACATACTCAGAGCGCAGCCTGTCAAGCTCCTTCTGAGCCATAGCCTCCACGGGATTGGTGAGCCACAACCATGCACGGCGCAGGCGGCGCCACAGTCTGTGGCGGTCAGGCCTGTAGCCGGTAATCATCAGCAGCATCTGCAGCTGGAAGTCAAACGGCTCCATTTCCCCCGCCACCACAAAAGGCAGCATATCCATGGCGCGCAGCAACTGCTCACCGGTAAGTTCGCCCCACTCAGTAGGCAGGTGTAGCATGGAACCGTCACAAAGCGTAATATCTTTCATACAGAGGCAAATTTATCAGTTTCACTTACAGTGCGGCTCCTATATGCCACGGGCGATATCCCGCTGCGCGCCTCCACTTGGTCAGCTGCAGCAATCTCCATATCCACCTCACTCCAGTAGCTCCTGGCACGGCCAATGAATATGTCAGCCACAGTCTCACGGATGCGGGCGTCAGCCGCCTGAGCGTGGTTCTTGCCCATCTCATTGTTCAAATCCAGGCGGATAGGCTCAGGAAGGCAGTGGTATGCCAGACGCTGGCACGCACGGCCAAGCACCTCATAGCACAGAGCACGGCGCATCTTCTCAGTAAGAGAGGCGGTAGGCAGTATGCGGCTCAGTATGCACTCACTATAGACCTCACGCACAATCCATGCAGCGTATATCAGGAACACAGAGTCAGACACACCAGTGTAGCGCTCAAAGTCAGCAATGCCCACAGGCAGGTTATTCAGCTTAGAGGCCTCACTACCCTCCCATGCAGGAAAATCAGACTCATGTTCAGAGAGCAGCTTCAGCAGCTCACCAAGCCAGAAGTGACCGTCACCTATAAGGCGGTTCTCCAGCTCGTCCTGCTGGTACTTGTAAATAGTGGTACTCTCATCGCTCTTACGCACAGTGATACCGTCATTCTCAATATTGGCAATAAGGTAGATGGTATGGTGATACATGGCAAAATGGAGAATGGCACGGCGCAGGTAGTCAAGAGCTTCAGCATTGAGAGCTTCAGCATGGTCACCAGTGGCGGCTGTGCCGTCGCATATTCCGGAATAGAGAGCGGCGCCTAACTGGCGGCTCAGCTCAGAAGCCACCTTGGCAAGAGTACTCACAATGTTATCATACTCCAGTGTAAGATGTGTACCGCTGATGAGCGGCTTCATCTCCTGAGCAAAATTTGCACGTGTAAAAGGGATTGTTATCATACTGCAGGCTGTTGATTAGTGAGGCGGTCAGAGGGAGAAACCTCACTCTGGCGGCTCGGCGTTTCAAGATGGAATCCAAGCATAATGCCTTTCTCCCTTACATACGGGAAATTCATGGCAATAGCACGGTTAATCTCACGGCATATAAACTGGTCAGGGAACACCAAGGTGTTCATATAGACTACGTAGTTGTAATAAACATCAGAGCCGCTCTTGCTTATCACACCGTCATTCTCCACGTTGGTGATAGAGCTGCTTATACCCACGCCCGCCAGAGTAACCTGGTCAGCTCTCTTGTCATAGCTGATAACAGATTCAAAGTACTCCTTGAACTTGCCTGGCATCTCTTCAAACTCCCAACCTTCATCGCCCACCTTGGTACTTGCCCAGAGTTTGCCCTGGTTTTTACCCTCACCGCTAAGCATCTCAGTAATATGCTTGAGCTCATGGTTTATAAGATCCTCCATCATAGCCTCAGAGAAGGAGTAAGGCAGGTTGTTCTCATCAAATAGCCTTACGCCTTTGTATTCTTCAATCCGGCTTATGCTGTTGATGTTTTTACTGCAGATGTCAGAGAGTATCTCCCTCTGGTTATTATACCATGCAACTGGAATCTTGCAGTGAATATGAGCGTTCAGAGCGTTCTTCAGATAAGAGTTCAGATACTTAGGCGTGAGATTAGAGGCCTTAATCCACTCCTTCAAACCCTCGTACCATCCGTTGTAAGCATAAACGTATCTGCAGAAATTCTTATCAGTAGAGAAGCTCACCGCCTCCGCCTGAGCATACGGCGATGCCGGGTTGAAGCGTGGCCACACATCAAAACTTGCGCCGCCTATGCGCATCCAGTCACCCACCGCCACAAATTTGCAGTCAGACTGCTTGATGCGGCGGCCTACAGGGTTCACATCAGAAGCCAGGCGTGCCTCATCGGCACCCACATAACTCAGAGCTATGACGCTGCCATTGGCTTTGAGTACACGGGAGCGGCTGAAATGATACTGTGAGCAACATGTGCGCACATGGTAGTAGTCAGTTATCAGATTACGCAGATAGGAGCGATAGTCATCATAGCCGGCAGCCTCCCAGCTCTCCAGCCATGCCTGTATCCGCGCGTCATGCACCGGCGTGCGCACCTCCTTGCCGTTTACAATCTCCTTGGTGTAGAGATACGGACCACGGCCGTAGAGGTAATCAATGCGCTTGCCTATGATGCCCGGCAACAACTTGTTCTCCTCAATGGTGGCGCTCACCTCCTGAGGGTAAAGGTTGTGCCCCACGCCCCACACAGGCACGTAGTAGCCGCCCACGTTCACGCAGGCGCTCTCATTCATGTAGCGGCGGTAAAGCTCACGGTAATCACGCTCACGCACATCCTCACGGGCCTCAAGCCCCTCAACCTCGTACATGATTACTCCATGCCGCCTACTGGTGTAAAAACCTGTGGATACAGGCTTATTGTCTTTAGAAGATTTCATATATCGTACCATTTAACACGGAACCAGACATCACCAAACCTAACGTAACGCAGAAGACGGCGCCAGCACTGGAGCGGCTTGAGCGTGTCAAGGTCAGTGAAGTAGAGATAGTGGTCAGAGTGGGTCTGCAAACCCTCACTGCGGCGGGCGGTGCGCAGACTGCAGCGCTCATACTTGGCAGTCTGAAAACTCACCTCCTCACGCCTCTGGTCATACGTTATGAACTGCACTCCAAAGCTCACAGGGGTAGAAAGCCCCTTCATACGCCTCATACGGTTAATGGCGTCAGCCCCTGATATGACTCTATCTGTTATCACAGTACAAATATATCATATACACACCGGTATATAAAGGACAAAGATTATCGGCTGGTAAATGATGCGAATCCGGCAAAAGCGTTCTCTGGAGCGTCTGAAGCAGGCAATAGTTTTTTATATTCCCCCCACAGCAGATACATATAGGCGGTGGCCACCTGCGTGGAGTAAAGGCGCTGGTCCGGGTAGTCAAGCTCCTTCTCAGAGCTTTTGTCAAGCACTATGCGCCCCTCTGAGCGCTTGAGCGGTGAATGGTATATGGAGCTTACCAGAGCCTCGCATTCATTGCCGTCTATCAGCATACGGTCACGGCTACCTTCCACCTTGCCAAACAGGATATTGAGAAGCCTGTAGTGCTGAGCATAGTATATGGTAGGTGCGTTCAGGCTCATAAGGCGCACCGTCCAGCCACGCTTTTGGAACGCCTTACGTAGCAGCATAGCGTCCGTATCGTTAAGGTCGCCTGTCACCGGGTAGAAGTCACGCCAGCGCGGGTCATGCTGGTTGGCTGCACGGTCATAGTGCAGCATTATGGTCTTGTTACGGTGGTAAGAGAAGAAGCTGCAGACTTTCTCCGCCAACTCTTCATGCTGCTCAGGATGTATCACACAGAAGTCCTTTATGGCTCGGAACTCATGTTTGGCCATATTGCGCTGTGCTATCACCAGTGATGTGAACGGTCCTGGATCATAGCCGGCATAGAGAGGCTGCAGAGGGTCGCAGTACTTGAGGTCTCTGGAGCTGAACTCACCCGCCACACTGCCTGCCGATATCTGGTCCAGCCGGTCATACTTGTATGAGTCTGTGAATATGTGCTCCTTGGAGAATTTTCCAAAAAAAAGATCCTTAACCTTGCTCTTACGTATTGCAAATATGGAGGTGTTAAGCTTATCCTCATCCTTTATATTCTTAACCTGGTTCTCAATGTAGTCTATGCCAAGTATCTTGATATTAGAGAATGAAGACGCTCTCATATAGTAGGTCTGGCCACGGCGCAGTTCCGTAAGGCGTTTCTCCCACCGTTGTACTGTTGAGAGCAGTTTCTGCTCACGGGCGGTGTCAGAGGCAGCGCGCGCCTCTATGAGGTCCACCTTATAACCGTCAAGCACATACGCCAGCTCCTGAATGATGCCGATAAGCTCTGCATCCATATTTTTCTCGTACTTCATCCACCAGTCTTCGTCTGTCTCAAAATTAGGTGTTGAACTGGTGCCTGTGATACCCATGAAGTAATGTGAGTGGCCGAACTTGGCACGATCTGAGCGCAGCGCAGGTATTATTCGCTCTGCAAACCGGTCTTCAGGAATACGCAGCATCTCATCCACAAAAAGGTGGGCGGCGTTCTTACCCAGAGCGCTCTCAGGGCGGTCACAGCTCACAAACTGCACCACTGTTCCGTTCCAGAAGCTAATGGTGTGCTTCCAGTTCTCTATATAGGTGTTGCACTTCTTAAAGTGAATTGGCGGCTCCTTGCCTATCTCATAATAGTAGCCTTGGGAGTAGCTGTCATGGAAATACTCCATGAGTCCGGGTAGAATGTTGTCAAATATACTCTTGTATGTGCTGCTTGCCAGAACAAGGCAGCTGCCCGGCATGGCGTTCTGCACACGGTCAAGGCGCGGCCCCAGTATGTGTGTGGTCTTGCCTGAACCACGGCCGCACTCCACATATAGAAATGTAGGGTCCGCCAGCTTGGCAAGTATCTGCGCCACGCTGTAGTAGTTCTCCGTGTATATATCCTGGTCTATCTTCATACGGGCTGACTCTCCACATCCTCCACGCCCAGCTCCGTGGATAGTTCGCGCCTCAGGCGCTCCTTATCAGTGGATGATGCGTCACGTGCCTCTATTATCTCCATGGCACGGCGGTATGCGGCAAACATTCCTGACTTCTTAACACCCATGCGCTCCAGCTCCACATCGGGGCTTATGAGCTGCTCTTTATACTTTATGAGGTTAGGGTTCACAGCCTGACTGGCGGCCGCCACACGGAACTCACGGGCCCGCTCCAGGCACAGGCGGGCCTCCTTTATGTCCTTATCCTTGCGGGCTTCCTTATATAGCTCCATCATAGCGTCTGCAAAGTAGAGGTTCCACTCATCGGCGGTCACGGTGCATCCGGTGTTGAAGTAGCTTATTGAGTCGCACACACGGTTACGCGCTGCCGTGAGTGATATGTGCGGGTGCAGTTTCATCAGCTCATGTGCACAGCCCGCCACATCAGGATACTCCTTCAGCAGGTTGGCTGCGTCATTAAGCTCTGTTATGTAGGCTGCCAGCTCCGGCTGTATGCCGTCAGCCCTCTTACTGGTCAAATACTCCTGCACCTTCTTTACAGGCAGTGCTCTCAGTCTGTCAAGATATGAATCCATGGTTGTGATTAGATTATCTTCCGCAGTATCTCTTTCTTAGCCTCGCAGTTCTCCAGGTTGCGCTGCCATGCTTCACGCTCGCTGTCACTCTTGTAGAGTTTGTGTGCCAGGCGTGAGCGTATGCGACGTATATTCTGCTCCAGATTGGCCGCCGCCTGTAGGAACTTCTCCGGAGCGGTGCGCTTCATCTCACGCATCTCATCCTCATAACTGTGCTGCATCATCTGGCGGCGTGTGAGCGGATGCACACCAAGGAATTTGCCAGTGGAGGCGTATGAGAGCAGTTCACGCTCCGCACTGGCGTTTCTCTTGTCGTACTCTATAAGCTCCGTAGCCTGTTCAGGGTGGTCATCCAGTGTAAGGTCAAGCTGCTGCATACGGTGATAGCAGTTCACACGTTCATCATAAAGGAGTATGCAGGTCTGTATATCCGGATTGAGGTTATCCGCCCACTTTATTTGCGGGAACTCCTCTTCTTTCCGTCTTTTTTTTTACTCTCTGCAGTCTGGCTTTCAGGCTGGTTTTCAAGCTGCTCTCCAGTACCGGCTACAGGCTGCTTTTCAAGCTGCTCTCCAGTACCGGTCGCAGCTGCTCCTGCAGACCCTGCTACAGTCTTATTTTCAGCCTTTTCTGCGGGCTGGTTTTCACTGTTACGGTTACGCTTTATCTCATCTTCCGTGGTCACGTCAAGGAGGGCGTAAATCATGCGGCCGCAAAGCGCTCCACGGTTAACATCATTGACTCTTGCAAGTTCACGATTCATGGGTGAGCGCGGGAACTTCTTCTGAAAAAGCTGCAAATCCTTACTGAACTTGCTTTCGTCCTTCAGGCGGTCTGTTATCTCTTGTTTCTGTCTTATAGTGTACATATATGTTTTTTTTAGAGTTATAAAAAAACGGCCTTAAGCAGGCGTTTTTCGCCTGTTTAAGACCGTGGTTTGGCCGGACGCTATCCTCTGTATATTTCAGTAAAGGTGTAGCTTGTCCCACTCTTGCCTACCAGGAAGATGATACGGCTGCCTACAGCCGCGCTAAAGCTTACCTGGTTGCTGAGTATGAATGTGGCGGAGTTGGCAATGGATGTTGGATATGACACACCTGCGCCCTCAAACTCTATCTGACGGCCAAGGTCAGCATCTGTCACGCCAGCGATGGCTGTAAGAGCTGTGGCTGCAGCGTTATCAGTCAGGATGTAGCGTGAGCCTGCGCCCACTGTCACACTGCCTTCATCAACCGTGAGAGCTGTAGCAGTCTCTTGTGGTATCTCACCCTCGTAGAACAGGATTGGGTCAGGGCACTCACCACCCTCAAAGGTGATTGCAATGCCATTAACGCCTCCGTCCTGTGCGCCTATGGTTGAGTACTTAATCTGAAGGCCGCCGCTGCATGGGCTGCCGCCTATGAACTTAACACCGTCCTGGCAGCGCACCCAGATGACTATCACATTTTTGCCTACATTCTCATAGAGCCAGCTCAGAGTGTTCTTGCTGATACCCTCTATAAGAGCTTCAATAGTAAGCCTGCCGCCGTATGGGCTCTCGCCTGGAGCGGCTGAAGGCTTGATGGCGCTTGCCTTTACATCAAGGTAGCGGAACACCTTACCTACCTTCAATGGGTTGGTGCCCATGGTAGCGTTCACTGCCTTAGGCCAGTTGTCCACGTCAACATCCTCAATGTCCGCAATGTAGAGGCGGTAGTTAAGGGCGGTGAGTTTCTCGGCCGCACTGTTGCTACGTGGTAAATCTCTTGTTATCATGATTGTAACTTTTTAACAGGTTTCAAACTCTCCGCTCACACAGAGCCTCCGGAGAGGCTCTACGCTTACGGATTCAAATATCACTATGCAGATGTCACTGAACGGCGGAGCTCAAGGAACTTGCCTGTAGGACGTGAGGCTGTGATAGTCTCACCATCAACTGTTACAGTGTAATCCTCAAACTCTGGATAAACCACGATGAAGTCACCAGCGGCATTAGCCTTGAAGTCAGAGACAATCTTAGAGAATGCTCCGCTCTTTGGAAGCTCGTCATCCTTTGCCTTGGCAATGAACTTGATGCACTGGTCTTCAGCGTACTTGTTCACTGTGTTGATAGCAGCTGCAGGAGTTGTAACGGCATCCTGTCCCTCACCTGTGGTGGTGGCGTGGTTGTCAAGCAGGAACACCTGGTTAGCTGACACGTCAATAGCGTTACTGGTGATAGTCAGGTTGCTGATTGGGAAGTTCGTGAACACAAACTGGTTCTTGTAGCCAGCTGCAGCAAGATCGCTTGCGCTTGCGTACTTAGGTCCAGGAACCTGTACAAGAGCACCCTCTTTCCAGCGTGAAGCAACAACCACACCTTCAAACTCAGGAGTGAACTCAAAGGCGTTCATCTCACCTGGAACAAACTCAAGGTTAACGATGTTGCCCGGCTGGGCAATCCAGATTTTGAAGCAGTTTATTGCCATGTTTGGAACCCAGATGATGTTTGCAGGGTCAAGGTCAACAAGCTGACCTACTGAACCGGCAAAGTCTGAGTCCTGACCATACTTAGCACGGTATGCGCGTACATACATCTGTTTGTGGCGTGCGTTCATATAGATTTTGTAACCCTCTACTGAAGGCACCATCTGTGTAAACTTATCCCACATACCCTCAACAGTGTCAAGGATGGTAAGAGCTGTGTAAGTTCCAAAGTCAGAGAACGGGAGGATCTTGAACTCCTCCTCTGCACGTTCAATGGCACGAAGAGCGCCATCAGCGGCAAAGTTGGCAGGGTTAGCCACTACAGCCTGTTGAGGAACACGTACGCCTGATACACGGCGCATGTTCTGCTCAGATATTAGGATAGCGCCAAACTCCACAAGGATCCACTCAATAAAAGTCCATTTGATTACGCTTGAACCCTCACGGTTGAGGTAGCCTATATACTTCTTCTCCAGCTCTTCAAGATTGGTGAAGTTGTACTTGAACATACAGTCTGTAACCTCGTAAACTTCAGCGGCGAACTTAACGTTACCCTTGAAGATACGACCATGGCGGTAGCCCTGTGAAAGGCCGCCGAACTGTGCAGAAGGAGCAATCTCCTTGTTCTGAACGCCTGACACTACCGGGAAAATGCCTGACACTGAAGGCAGAGTCTTAAAGTAGGCCAGAATGAGATCTGTACGGCGGATTATGTACTCACCGGCTGTTGATGTCAGCTCTGAATAGTCAATCTTGCCGCTGCCCTTCACCATATCGGCGTAGTTGAGGGCTGAGAGCATACCGTTTGCGTTCAGATAGGTCAGACGGTCACGGAAAGCACTTGCAAACTTGGAGAATCCCTCTTTGAACTCAGCAAGCTGCGCTCCTGAAGGAACCAGGACCTTACGTGTTGCCGTTAGATTGTTATACCATTTCTTACGTGAGTACATATCCTCCTCTATACCGAACAGGTGAGCTGCAGTATGAGGTGTGAGACCGCATATGCGAGCCGCCATCATGGCGTTCTCCTGAGCCTGCACTGTCTGAGGTGCGGCCTGCTCAGGCTGACGGCTTAGGTTGTTGATTGCTTCAATAACACTGTGAAGAGCCTCTGTAGCAGAGATTGGAACACTCTCCTCTCTCACATTAAGCGCAGCTGCAACCGCCTTAATGTCTTCACTGGTCAGAGCGGCTGGAGCCTCTTCAGCGTCCAGGTTGGCTGCCTTGTCTGCCCCAAGTGTGACGCCGTACATCTCTTCGTACTTGTCACAGATCTGCTTTATCTCCTCTGCAGAGAGGTCCTGTTGTTTGGCCTTCTCCGTAAGGTTGAGTAAAGAGAACACAGCCAGAAGGTTTTTCATCCACTTTTTCATAAACTTCTGGTTTTAATGGTTAAACATGGTTAAATAATGAATTGATGATGTTTCTGTTACGTAGCTCAGTTATAACATCGGATGTGGTGCGGATCCCGTCAATAAGGCCGTTCTCCACAGCATCGTAAGCGTAGAACACACGGCCTTCAAGGATTCCCTCCACGCTCTCATCAAGGTTCTTACGACACTTACGTATGTGCTCCTGGAAGGAACGTGCGTACGGGCTGAGCGTCTCATCTATAAGGTATTGAGGATTCCCCTCTATAGCCTCACGCACGCCTTTGTTCTTGTAGCTGCTCTCAGGAGGATAGACCTCTATGAGTTTGTAGCCCCATTTCTCATCAGCCTTGCGGGCATCAAGCAGCTGAGCATAGACGCCTATGCTGCCCACCTCGCACATGCGGCTCTCTGCGTAGATCTTATCACACATGGCCGCCACATGGATTCCACAGCTGCAGCACATTCCGTCAATAACAGCTATGCAGGGCTTGGTCTTGGCCGCCAGTACGTTCTCTATCTGAATAAGGCTCTGAGAGGTCCCGCCTGGTGTGTTGAAGAGCAGCACCACGCCAGATATACGCTCATTGGCCTGAGCTTCTGATATAGCCTGTGCGTAGAAGTCCACGCCGTGCTCATAATATGAGTCATACTTACGCATAACCCCTATGATAGGAATTATCAGAACCGAACCCTCTTCAACGGATTCAGCGTTTCCGTACATGATATCCTCAGGAAAAACCACCCCGCCACCCTTGATATAGGCTGCAAGGCCGCTTCTGTCAGACTCCTTCTGACTGTCAGCAGGTTTCTCATCAGCGTTAAGGCTCCGCTCAAGCAGGAGCAGCGCATCCGGACGGAGCATCAGCTTTGACGTGGAGAGCTCTGTAAGTAGTTTAGTATCCATAGTAACTGAATTTGTACACCGCTAAGATATACAATTTCAATCACTTGATAGCGGACACTTAAAGTATCGCTTTTTGAGTGGTAAATGTTATGGTGGCGTCTGAACCGTCAATGCTCACATCTATCTGGCATGAATTAGTGCTGCTGCCAACACTTTTCCATGTGCCGGCTTCAGTCCGCAGCCTGAGAGTGTACCATCTACGGTTGTATTTAATCATATCCTCAGGCACAGAGTAGGCTGGAAGGCTCACAGTAACGGTTTCAGAGCACAAAAGGCCGTGGCCTTCGTCATCATTAACGGTCTTACTGTACTTAATTCCGCCTGGAGATGAGAGGGTGAATGCGTTTACAGCACCAAAAAGAGGCTTGCAGGCTTGAGCCTCACAGAGTGAACAGGTTAGTTTTTCTTCCATGGTGTTAAAAATGCAAAGGACAAATTAGGGTGTTTGAGTGAATTAATTTTTATGGCAGTACTTGCGTTTAACTCCCGGCTTGATGTCATCACGCAGGCGCTTATGTGATTTTATGAGGGCGTCAACGGTTATTGACTCCACGCCGTAACGCACCAGGAACATGGAAGCGGAGTCCTTATAGTTGATATGGTGGCGCAACTTACACACTGTCATGTAGTCTATGTATTCAGCCTTAAACATCAGTGAAACAGAGTCTTCAATAGCCTTTATGCTTGCCTTGGACAGGTAGTTGTACCTGTCAATGCACTTTCCATGACTAAGGTGTGGAAGGTAGAGCTCCACATTACCAGTCTCACGACGATAGCCACTGGCAGGCTGTGGAGCCGTAAGGTCACATATCAGGTGGTAGAGTGAGAGCCTACGGGGTAGTCGCACTACTCCCTTATCATCGGCAAACTTGCCTTTAAGGTATTCCGCAAGGTGTGGTTTAAGTTCAATCTTAACAGTGTGAATCATAGTGTTAAATTACTGAAAATCAACTATAAAATTACAAATTTTCAGCCGTAAAAGCAAGTTTTAAGCCGCCTTTTTTCCAACAAAATTCAGTCTGAATAACATACCCCTGAAAATAATAGGCAAAAACGCCGTACTTTCGTGCATCTGTACAGCGTATTTCATTTTACACTGGTTTTCAGCGTTTTAAGTAAAAATACATCCGTACTTTTTCGCACGATTTGTAAAAACGCATTTAAAAACGGCAAATCGTGCAAATCGTGCATAAATCGTGCATAAATCGTGCAAAAATCGTGCGTACTTAATTATTTGTGTGTCAGCGTTTTAACACCTCGTTTTTGTGCGTCTGCACGATTGCACGATTTTTTTTAGAATTTTTTAGGTAGTCTATTTACAAAAATAGTAATTTTTAAAAAAAGAAGTATATATATGTGTGTCTATCAGCATTTTATACAGATTCCGTCTGGTACTGGAGGCATATACGGCCATTTGTTCCATATCCGGGTTCTTTATGGTACCGGCCGCTGCACTCCCACCGCCCTCCTTTATGCCTCTTTACTGCGCCCGTACAGCCGTACCATTTGCTTTCATTCTTAAAGATGAAGGGGTGCGGGGAAACTGAGAAACGTCCATAGTATTAAAAGAGGCTGATTTCGTGCAGAAAATCAGCCTCTTGGATAATAGTTTGTTTAAAATCAGAGCCTTATACTTTAACTTGCTTGTAATTTGCTGTTTGTGAGTTTCGAGAGCCCGCGCCGCTGTGTCTGAGCGTATGCATTACACACCGCCAAAATAAGGGATATATGACAAAACACAGGAGCCGGAGCGGCATCAGCGGCCGTCCGGCTCCATTCTCCGAGGTTTGGTAGACACACAGATCTTACATTGAAGGTATATTACACATAGTAGATATCAGACATAAACTCCATCTCCCTTGGTATCTTGCTGCAGCCTACTATAACAAGCAGCCCTGAGGCCGCCATCTGAAGGAGTCTGAGGTTTGTGGCCGGCGATGTGCCAAAGTTGTAGCTGGCCACCGCCACGTAGTAGGC